TTCCATACACACGTCCGCGAAATGGATTCATTATAATCGGGGCAACCGCAGCAACGGGGCGGGCCAGGCACGGCGTTCGCCGGGCAGGCGGGTCAAAGTGCTACCCCGAGGAGATAATGCGTTAAATCGCTTCTGGGAGAGGATTTAGGCGAGCCCATTCCGCCACTTGAGCAAGGGTGGCGTCCTTGGGAGGAAAACAGTACCGCACGCTGCTGTGGAGAAAGCCCTCGGCCACATACCGGGTGGTGCCAATCTGTAGCACCAGGGTTACAGTGAGCTGCCTTGGGTTAGGGCGCCCTCATGGAGTCCGGACACCGTTCGCGCACAGGTGCCATTTGCCTTCTCGGTCAACTTCACCTGGACGACACGCCGCGTATGGTCCCTGCCACTGGTAGACTTCGCCCTCGGCTGTTAGGCCGTAGAGGAACACGTTCCCGATGCAGCGGTACGTCCCGCCCGATATGGATTCCGCCGAACTGGTGATGCTGATAAATTTTGGTGTTTGGACTTTCACTTGGGCTCCCATCGAAATCGCGGCAGGGCCGGATTCTGGTCCGGCCCTGCCGCGGGTACAACTAGGCCGCGCAGGCCGCGAACTGAGGCACGAATGCCCCGTTCACGAAAGCACGAACCTTGGATGCCAGTTTGGCATTCTTGGTTTACCTTCCCTTGCGTCGGGTAGGCTATTCGGCACGCGGTTGATAGCAGCTGTCCATCCGTCGAAACCGATTCAGGCCCGCCGCACCGCCCTTGCGGACTCATTCGCCTCCGCGTTTGAGTTTCCTGTACATGGGCGGTTCGGTGGACCTGCGGGGAGTCGAACCCCGGTCCGAAATGGAGCCTCTATGCCGTTTACGTGCGTTGTCTTGGGTGACGCGGTTTCCCACGTCGCCTCCACCAGCCGGGCGAACATTGGCTGCCCAATATCCACTGACATCGTAGAAGTGCCCTTGCGGGCACCGGGAGCCTTTTATGTCAACCCGACTCAAGAAGTGTACCACATCACCCGGAACAGCGTCAAGACGATATGCGCCAGCAATCCACCCAATAGGAGTTTGAAGTGAGCATCCATCTAGCACTCGTGTTCAAAGACTTTGCGGCATGGTGCCGCAGTTCGTGTGTCGGCCTCAACGTGGCCGGCTTCGCGACAGCCAAAGTCCTCCGGGACGCGGGCATTGATGTCCACGTCTTCCCGGTTCGCCATAACGTTGACATCGTTACCGCCATTGACCACTACAACGAAACTCATCACGAACAAATCACACACTGCGTCATCTCCGCACCTTGGCTGAGCGTGTACGACCTTGAAGCCCTGGTGAAAAATTTCACCGGCACCAAGTTTGCCATTCTGTCGCACAGCAACGTCGGCTTTCTGCAAGCGGACCCAGAAGGTGTTCGCCTGCTCCGGGCATACCACGAACTGTCCAAGAATTATTCCAACCTCCATGTTGGCGGCAACTGCAATCGCTTTACGGACTGGATGATGGGCTCGTACGGCGGGGAGATTGTTCACTTGCCGAACCTGTATCCCGTCGGCAAGTGCAAAGTCAAGACTCATACCGGAGTGCCCATCCGCATCGGAGCGTTCGGTGCCCTGCGGCCTTACAAGAATTTCATGACTGCCGCTGGTGCCGCAACTGTAATCCAGCGCCGGCTCGGCTTGCCCGTTGAGTTCCATATGAGTGGCGGTGGAGAAGAAATCGGCAATTGCATTTCCAACGCCATCAACCAAGTCTTCGAGAACACTGGCGTCACGCTCATCAAACATGACTGGCAGTATTGGGATGACTTCGTGGAACTCGTTGGCCGCATGGACCTGCTCTTGCAGCCTTCGTTCACCGAGTCTTTCAACATGGTCACTGCGGACGGAATTCACGCAGGTGTTCCTTCAGTTGTCGGGCCAGCAATTTCTTGGGCGCCGGACGACTGGAAGGCAGACCCGGACAATGCCCTGGACATCGCAAGCGTCGGCCTGGGACTGCTGAAGAATCCTAACAGCAATGTGCGCGGATTCAAAGCTCTGCGCCGGCACAACGCCAGGGCAATAGAACAGTGGCTTGCCTTCTTGGGCACGCCTCGCAAATGGTACGAGAAAATGTTCTCACGCCTGATGAACGGCTAAAAGAAAGACGACTGCTCAACCTCACCCTGCCGTACCGGGCGAACTGCCCACCGTGACGTATTGACCTTGAACCCGTCCTCAAATTCAACGAGGACAGAGTTCATGGCCGGCGCCCACACAAGAATGCGGCAACGTTGGCCCTTGCGGTAGACTGGACGCCACCAGGAGCCCTCCCACTGCCACACTTGGTCAAAAGCGGATGATATCATCGGGTTTGTCGCCGGAGTACGACCGGAGTCCCGGGTTGGCATAGATTCTCCCAAAGTTATCCGCCTTGGCAACTGACCGTTGTTCCTTGGTAACGTCTTCATAACGGACGCCAAACATTTCCACAGCACGGAGAAGATGAATGTCTTGCTCGGCTGATTGAATGTTGCAGTTGATGTCCCGGCTTTGCTCTTGCTGACGGTTTGCCAGCATACGGCGTTCGACGGCCGCGATGTCAACGGTGAACACTTCTGCCCGACGGCGCATTGTTGCATAAGCTGCGTCACAGGCTTCCTTGAACCTGCCTGGTGTCCGTACCCGGCTGCGGCGTTCTGGGCTCACTTGGCCTCCCAGAAACACCCGTTCAGTACGCGGGCCAAGTTGCGGACCTGTTCGCCTGTCAGGCCACTGATTTCGACACTCCAAGTCTTCCCTTCATGGCCACTGTGAACGTAGGTGTTGGGCTGGCCGGAGAACGAGAGTTGCAAAGCCTTCTGCTTGCGTTCGCGGTCGTTCTTTTCGTTCTCGCGTTGTGTTTCCAGGGATTTGCGGATTCGTTCCTTTTCACATTGCGTGTCCCATTCCTCTTGGGTTGCCAGGTACGTGATGTACCGGCGGAAGGAAAGGTTGGCGCACTGGCGGCCGGCGCTGCCCATGTACCGGCCAGTGGGAACGCGCCAGAAGATATCGAACTCGCCGCCCTCGTCCAACATGATGCGGGTGGCGGTGGTGCGTTGCACGACCTCAATGTGGTCACGGTCATTCCCGTGTCTGGACGAAATCCAAACTCGGTCGCCGGCTTTGAGCAAAAGAAACTGCGCGTTGCTGAGTGGCTTGCGGTCCATATCATCTCCTATTCGATGTAGCGGCCGCCAAGGGCGCCGCGCACTTCTTTCATACCCAAACTATCCAGCACGTCCCGCTTGGCTGCCCGGTTACGAGCCGCCATCCAAGTCTTGCGGGCACGCATTGACTCTTTAACCGCGGCGTTGTACTCCGCGTTGAAGGGGTTGTCTTTGGAGAAGACGACGAACTGGCTAGCTGTGCCAATGTTATCGTGGAGGCACGCCAGGCGCCAGAGGCGGGTCACTTCCGCACCCGCAGCTTGGTACCGCGCCAGGGCTTTGGAAGGGCGACGCACTAGCGTCCACCCAAGAGGTTGCGTTCGGTGGTGGCCTCGTTGAAAGTATAGGTCATGGTGTGGTCTTGGATGCAAACGAATTCGACGTTGGCGGAGGGGAGGTTATTGTTGACGCACAACCTGCGGCAAACCAGAGCCGCCTGCGTTGAGTTGGCGACGCCCTCAACTTGGATGTACTTGATTTCGCCGCCGCACTTGCTAGTGACCTTGTATGTGGCTACCATGTTTGTTCTCCCTCTTACTGTACCCATCATACGGCGAGCCCGACAAAAGTTCAACAGGGTTATTTCGCACGGTGCCTCCCAGGTCCAAAGACCACCACAACCCACACCCAAACTATGACCAGCGTGGCCTGCAGTAGTCTTTTCATTTCCAGGTCCATCCGCACTTACATTTGACCGGCTCAACCGGAGGGTGCGGCTTCGAGAGGGGTGCTTTACACAACGGGCAGGTGCGGGTCCACATTGGAATACCTCGCATAGTTCCTGTACGTTGTTCCGGCTGCTCACCCTGGTAGAAGTCTGGCCGTCCTCCCGGTTGTATCGCCAAAACGTGATGGAGAAAGGTTGATAGCATTGCCCTGTGCCTTTCCACGGGCGAACCCGTGCATATTGATTTCGCGTGGGCGTCGGCCACCAGACGTCTTTCGGGTGGCACCCTTCAGGTAGTTCTTAACCGCAATGGCGTCGGCGTTGATATGCACCAGGGCTGTGGTACCCGCAGCCTTTGCGGCATCCCGGCGTTTGCGGTGTTCGTCATATAGGCGGAGGCAAACTGCTTCACTGAACCCCTCGTACCAGGATGTTTTGAATGACCGCATGATGGCGTTGAATTTGTGGATGTCCCAATCCTGGTCGGGGCGTAGGGAGTTCACATAGTCAAACTTCATCTGTCCGTGCTCTTGCTGACACGAAAGTTCATTGAGGTGTTCGGCCAGTTCAAGCAGGTAGATGAACAGGACTTTACAGAACTCGCGGTCGCTAGTGCGCCCAACAAATGACAGGGCGTTCCCATTCTTGCGGGAGAGAACGCACTGGCAGGAATTGCAGTAGGCTAGTGCCTGGCCCAAACGAACCTGCCACAAGCGCCGGCTCTTTTGCCAGGTGAATCCTTCGTCCGTCGAATCAACGTGCGTCCAACTAATTGGTTCCGTTTCCTCGCGGTCGGTGAAGTCTACGTCGGTCATACCAAGGCGGTGTTCATCCATCAGGGATTGGATGCGGGCAGCAAACGCTTCCGCTTCCTTGATGTTGCCAATGGTCCGGCAGGACTTTTCGTGGGCCATCAGCTTGCGTAAGAGGTCCAGGATGTTGATAGCCATTAGATACCCGCCGCAAGTGAGTCAATGAGGTTCAGCAGGTCGGCTGGCTGTTTCAGGACACCCTCAACTTGCTGTGTTGGGTTGCGATGGAGGCGGTACTCCATGGTGTACTTCCCGTCCACAGTGAAGAACACCTTGAAGCCGTCCCGGTGATTGTAGTTCCACCCTTCATGGTTGCCACCCCTGGGACTGAACCCGCGGGCCGTCAACCCATTGATGAGTTCGTTGCGCTGTAGGAACGTCATTCAGCCTCCGTACTTCAGTGAAGTGTAGAACATGTCCATTTCGCGTGTGGCCTCGGCCTGTGTCGCGTACGGGCCGGCCACAAAGTCATAGCCGCTTTCCGCCAGGGCTTTGCCATCACCACGGTCTTCACCAAACACAGTCAACCGCTTGGCGTTAACCTCCAACCCGATGTAGTACTTAGTCATTTTCCGTAACCTCCCACGTCTGGTCAAAATCAACACCAGGGACCGTCGTCTGTTTCATGGCTTGCAGCAAACCGGAAACCGCGGCGGTGTCCTGGTCGTTGTTCACGTACACCGTTAACATGAGGCGCGTGATTTTGTGTGAGATGAGGATGGTGGTAGAGTCCTTGCCGTCCCATTCGACAGTCCAGGCCAACGGCGGCGAGGGCGGTAACAATCTTGTTGCCCCACTCCGTCATGGCTTCAGCGTGGTCCGGGTGCGTACCTTCAACGGCGCGGTGGGCCAAGCCCAAACCCCAGACCAGAGCAACTTGCTTGGTGAGGTTGCCTTCTTCGTTGAACGCTTTGTGCGCCTGTTGCTTGGTGTAGAACGCCCAAGCACAGACGCCCTTCATGTCACTGATTTCGCTGCAACCGCAACCACCACAGCACGAAAAGGATTGGCGCACGAAGATTGAACCGCGAAGCCCTTCACTGCGCAGTGCCCGGAAGGCTACTGCGATGCGCGCTTTGTCCGTCATTGGTATGCCGAAGCTCATAAATTATCCTTTCACCAGCTTGACGATTGTGTACATTGCGTCTATACCCTTGAGAGTTGCCAGCACACTGAACGCGATGTCTTGGCTGTCGTAGACATAGGCGTTGGTGCGGCGTGACCAATACCCTGGTGTGCCGTCTGCCCGGTTGCCTGTCCAGTAGCCCTTGCAAACTTTGTTGTAGATGACCGCTTTGTTGTCCATGTGCTGTTCTCCTCTTACTGTACCCATTGTACGCCGGAGCCTGGGAATCACAATAGTACTTTAGTCACAAAATTCGACTAGTACTTCGGTACCCCTAACACTACGGGGTTGCCTTGCGGAGTGGAGCAGCCTGGTAGCTCGCAGCCTTCATACGGCTGAGGTCGTCAGTTCAAATCTGACCTCCGCAACCAATTCCATGAGCGAAATCGTCACCACTAAGTTCACCGGCTGGGACGAGCTCCAAAAGAAGCTAGAAGCCCTCCCGGAAGACCTTGCCAAAAAGACCATGCGTACCGCCCTCGGTGCGGGTGGTGATGTCATGCGTGACGGTATGGTTGCCGCCGCTCCTGAGGACACCGGATTCCTCAAAGAACACTTCAACGTGAAGATAAGCGTTAAGGATGGCGGACTGGTAGGCAAGTGCTTCGTCGGCCCTGCCGGGAAAATTGATTACCCCAACGGTGATGGCGGCTACCGTGACAAGGTCAACCGCAAAGGCAAGACGTACCAGATTGGCCGCATAAGCGTCGCCAGCGTTGCCCGGTTCCTAGAGTTCGGCACGAGCAAGATGGGCAAGAAGCCTTTCATGACCCAAGCGTTTGAGACGAAGAAGGGCACTGCCCTGGACGCTATGATTGAGAAGCTGAAGGCTTGGCTGATACTGGTAAGCAAATAAGCCGGCGCCGGACCTCCGCATTCAACTGTTCAACCTGCCTGACTTCCTTGTGTTCCTGTTCCCGGCGTGCCAGGGAAACCTCCCGGCTGATGGCGGCCCAATCTGTCTTCGGTCGCAATTACCACCTCACTTTCATGGATTCCAAGAATTTCAAATCGTCCAGGCTTACCGGGTACCAGTAGTCAACTTCCCAGGGTTGTGCCACGACAGTCGTCGGGGTGTCTGTGATGATGATGAGATTGCGGTTTGGGAGCACGCGGTCAATGTGCCCGGCAACCTTGTGGACCTTGTGCTCAACGCGGTCGCCGGCTTCAAACACGCGGACCTCCAAGCTGCTGGCACGCCAGGTACACAGGAGCGAGGTTCACCTTGCCCTCGGGAAACTTCTCGTTGAACACACGCACCTTGACCAACGAGCACCCGGCCAGTATATCTGCGCTTTTCTTGCGCTTACCAGATTCGGCCGCATTCAACCCTGTTTCAGTGCGCATTCCCCTGGTGCGGAATTTAGCCTGTTTTCAGCCCTGTTTTGAGCGTCGAAAAAAGAAAAGACGAAACCCGAATCACGAACCCGTAACACCTCGCAAGCGGCTCGGAGGTACTCCACATGATAGCAGTCGTCGTAGTGTCATTGGTCATCGGTGCTGTCGCAGGTGCCTTTGGCTACTCCAAGCTCTCGAACGTTGCCGCAGACAAGGCTTATGCAGAAGCCAAGGTCGCCGCGGTCAAGGCCGAGCTTGCGAAAGTTGCTGCGTCCGCCGGCGCCGAAGTGAAAACTCTGGTTGCCGCGCTCAAGGCGAAGCTGTAATCGCCGGGAGGGAGTTCGCTCCCTCCACAAAATTCTAACGAGGTGCTTTATGGCCGGACGCCGGCCCAAGCCGCTAGCTATTCATCAACTCAACGGGAATCCCAGGCACTTCAGCCAAGCTGATTTGAAGGGTGATGAGAATCCCGCCCCGCCCATTGGCGTTCCAGAAATGCCCAAAGGTTTGAGCAAGGCCGCGAAGCGCGAATGGAAGCGCATCGTCCCCGAGTTGATGTCTCTTGGTGTGCTGTCCGTCGTGGACGGCAAAGCCCTGGCAAGTTACTGCGAGTTCTATGCGCTGTGGGAAACCGCGCGCAATCAATACCTGAAGGAAGGCATCACCTTCATCCAGCATTATGAGGACAAAGAAGGCAACCTCATTGCGGGCGACATGAAACCACATCCGTGCGTTGCGATAGCTAACAACGCCGCCAAGACCATGAAGTCTTTCCTGATTGAGTTTGGTTTGACACCGGCCTCGCGCAGCAAGCTGAAGATTGCCAAGAAGGACGACGGCGACGCGATGGACCAGTATTTGAAAGGGAAGAAACCAACTGGCGGAAACAACTCGCCGTTGCCCTTCACGATTGACCCCGCTTTGATGGAAGCGGAATAAGATTTGCGACCACTACTCGACTCCGGCTCCTGTGGCAGTGCGCCACACCTTCCGGATGTTAGTTGGTCGCGATGCCAGGTGGTAGGTGCGGCAGCCAACACCAACGCGGTGTCCAAGGGTTAGCGGAAACCTTGGTGGGTAGAAACTAAACCGGAAGCATTGCGTGGCCGCCGTACCTTACACCAGGAGAGGAGAACCGCCGAATCGAAACGCTGTCCACTGACCTTCCAACGTTACCGCGAAGGACAAGAAGTACGGACGGATGATTCAACGACTATATGGCTCACGATTACATTCAGCAGCTCCCCGCCTACGAAACCTCCATCAAATATGCCCAAGACGTTATTGCCGGCCGCGTTGTTGCCGGTAAGCTCGTCGTCAAGTGCTGTGTCCGCTTCCTGCGCGACCTCATCCGTGCCCAGAACGAGAAAGACACTTGCCCGTTTTACTTCAGTGATAAAGCCGCCGAGCACGCGGTCAGCTTCTTTGGGTTCCTCCGCCACACGAAAGGTATATGGGCCAAACAGGTTGAGACGTCCGGATTCTTACTGGCACCCTGGCAGGTCTTCATCCTCACCAATCTCTTCGGCTTCATCCGCAAGGACAACGGCCAGCGCCGGTTCCGTGAAGCCTACCTAGAGGTTGCCCGTAAGAACGGGAAGTCCACGTTCATTGCCGGCATTGGGTTGTACATGATGTACGCCGATGGTGAACCTGGCGCCGAAGTCTACAGCGCTGCCACCACAAAGGACCAAGCCAAAATCGTGTTCAAGGCCGCACAGGACATGGTGAAGGTGTCGCCCTTCCTCAAGTCCCGCATCCAGGCTTGGCGCAATAACCTTCACGTTGACGAGTCCTCCTCCAAGTTTGAACCACTGGCCAGCGACTCCGGAACCTTGGACGGTTTGAACATTCACTGTGGCCTGATTGACGAACTGCACGAGCACCCAGACCGCACCATGTACGACGTTTTGAACACGGCCACCGGCTCCCGTAGCCAACCCCTAATCGTTTGCATCACCACTGCCGGGTTCACACGCGAAGGCATTTGCTGGGACCAGCGCGACTATGGCGTCAAGGTGTGCGGTGGCATTGCGGTAGACGACAACTTCTTCGCCTACATTGCGTGTCTGGACAAAGACGACAAATGGGATGACGAGTCCTGCTGGATTAAGGCCAACCCGAACCTTGGTATCTCCACCAGCTTGGAAGCCATCCGGCCAAACTTCATCAAGGCCAAAGAACAACCCGCGGCGCAGAACGAATTCCTGCGCAAGCATCTTAACGTCTGGACTTCACAGAACACCGCTTGGCTGCTGGACGGCAAGTGGGAAGCATGCTGCGCTGCTGGCGAACATGCTAAAGCTATTGAACAAAGGAAGTTTGCTTTCGACAAGCTCAAGGGCCGCATCTGTCTCGGTGGTATGGACCTTGCGAGCACCAACGACTTGGCCGCGGTGGTGCTACTGTTCCCGCCGTGCGAAACACAGCAGGTGCCTGAGATACCAGCAGGCCACGGTATTTTTAAGATGGCGAGCGGTGAGGTCAAGATTCTGCCGGAGACAAACATCCAGAACCTTGAACGGTTGAAGGCCGGCGAACGCACGGAAGAGATACCGGAAAACTGCAAGCTGCGCACGGTGTATGAGAAGGACGACAAGTGGAGCATCTTGCCCTTCTTCTGGATTCCGGAAGGGCTTATGGACGACCTTGGCAAACAGGCCAAGCAGTCGTACGAAACTTGGGTACGCGCCGGGTTTATTGATACGTGCCCTGGGCTGGCAATTTCGCAGGAAGTCATCCATGCCAAGATACGGACACTCAAAAGCATCTTCCGCATCCATGAGGTTGGGTTTGACCCTTGGAACACAGGTTGGATTGGACCCAAGATGGTTGAGGACGGAATCAAGGCCGTGAAGGTGCCACCGTTCTACGAGCATATGTCAGGGCCGACCAAGAACCTGACCGCACTGATTACTGGCAAGGCCGTGGAGCATTATAACAATCCCGTGTTGCGCTGGAACGCCAGCAACGTTCAACTGCTGCTGGATTCAAATGGCAACCAACGTCCGGACAAGGGCAAGTCCAAGAGCAAGATTGACGGCATCGTGGCAACTGTGATTGCCATGAACCGTGCCCTGGCGCACCCCGACCTCAATAAGAAGGATGACCCGGACAGGTTCAAGGTGCGGACAATCTAGCATGCGTAGAATCTAGCATGCGTAGAATAATGCGTAGAATACGGAACTACCCCGTAACACCTAGCATATGATTCGCAGTACCCCGCAAGATGCGGGTCAGTCCAAGGTGGACACTGTGGCGCAGCAACAGCGGAAGAAGATTGGCGTGACGGACAGGATGAAGTTGGCCTGGACGATTCTGCGTTCGTCTCTCGAAAATCCACAGACACCTCTAAGCTATCCCGCCGAATGGCTCCTCGACATTTTCAATGGTGGTCGCACCGACTCCGGACTTCGTGTCTCGGAAATGACGGCGCTGCAAGCCTCCACAGTTTTCCAGTGCGTGACCATTATTGCGAACGCTATGGCTTCGCATCCGCTCAACGTTTGCCAACGGTTGTTTGAGAATGACCGCACCGGCAAGAAGGTTACATATTCCCATCCGTTGTCTACCCTACTCGCCAAACGCCCGAACCCAGAAATGACCTCTGCGACTTGGCGCCGAACGATGATGGTGCATAAGCTGCTCTGGGGAAATGCCTTCACCGAAATTGAACGCGACCAATACAACCGCATCGTAGCGTTGTGGCCGCGGAACCCCGCCCGCACCCGCCCCGTGCGTTCGTTGTCTTCCATTACTATGGAAGGCACCACGTACCCGCAGGGCACCATGTTCTATGAAACGTTCGACGCTTTGCGCGACGCACAAATCATGGAGCAGGACAACGATAATCAAAACTATGGCTATCGCCGGCTGGTGCTGGCGGAAGACATGATGCACTTCCCTGGGCTGTCGCTCGACGGCCGCATCGGTCAGGACGTTGTTATCTTGGCCCGCCAAGCAATCGGCCTGGCACTTGCGACTGAAAAGTACGGTGCGAAGTTCTTCGGCAACGGTGCTATCCCTCACGGCATCTTGGGCGTCCCCGGCGACATGAGCGACGTTCAGTGGGAAGTGCTCAAACGTTCGTGGGCTGAATCCCACGGTGGTGAGAACCAACATAAGACCGGCGTGCTACCGCCTGGCGTGACGTATACCAAGACGGGTTCCAGCCCTGAAGAGGGCCAGATGTTGCAGACTCGCCAGCACCAACGGCTTGAGATTGCTTCGTTCTTCAACGTCCCTGGTCACATGGTGGGCATCAACGGCGACGACGCCGGCAAGTCCACCGTCGAGCAGTCGAGCATTGAATTCAAACTCTTCTGCGTTGACCCGCACGCTGTGGACCTCGAACAGGAAATGGAATACAAGTTGTTCCCGCAGGTCGGCCAGGCAGCGAACAAGTTCTTTGCCTCGTTTGACCTCCGCAAGATGATGTACCCCGATGCGGCCAGCCGTTCGACGTTCTACGGGTCCGGTAAGCAGTGGGGATACCTCAACACCAATGACATCCATGAGTTGGAAGGCATGAACCCCGTTGAAGATGGTTCCGGTGATTCTTACTGGATGCCGAACAATATGGTTGACGCCGCTACCGCTTCCGCCCACTCACAGGCAGTTACCGACGGCCTGGAAGATGGTACGTTGGCTGCCACACCTTCAAACGTCACGCCGATTGGGGACCACCCGATTGTTAAGGACCAGCAGAAACAGGATAAGGCGAAGATGGCCCTTGACCTACAGAAGCACCAGATTTCCGCTGACGCTTCCGTTAAGATTGCGAAGCACTCCGGCAAAGACCCGAACGCAGACGAACAAGATGACAAGCCCACGCCAGGCAAGAATAAGCTAGGCGCCAAGAAAGCCAAGAAGCGGGCAGACCTGACCCGTGTGTTCGCCGGCATGTACCGTGACGCAGTTGGCCGTGCCTCGTTCCGTAAGAAGGCAACAGTGGCTGACTACACCACAGTATTCGGGCCAATCGCTTCCGCCATGATTGAGGCATCGTTTGACGAGCCGACGGACGCCAGTGAGTTCATCCGGGCCTATACGACCGAGCTATTCACCCGCAAGGGCGAAGGTTGGGCTACGGACCTGGACGGTGAGTCCGCCATTGAATTTGACAAACTCCTGGAAGCTATCCTAAACGCCTAATTTCGCGAATAGGAAAATAGTACGGAGAGTATATGTAACCCGTAACACTAAAGAAGGGAACTGTCATGCTACGCGAAATCCGCTACATCCAAGCAACAGAGTGCCGAGCCGTTGGCGGTTCCGGAGATGCAGACCCGCTCCGCATTGAAGGCTACGCGTCGGTATTCAACACCCGTGCTCAACTCCCGGGATTCCGTGAACAGATTAAGCCCGGTGCTTTCACCCGTGCCCTCACTGAGAAGCAGGACGTGGTTTGCTTGTTCAACCACGATGCGAATTTCGTACTTGGCCGGACGACCTCCGGCACCCTGACGCTACGCCAGGACGCACGCGGCTTGTTCTACTCTTGCGAGCTGCCCAACACCCAGACTGCCCGCGACTTGCACACGTCAATTCAACGCGGGGACATTAACGGTTGCTCTTTTGCGTTTACGATTCCTGACGGTGGCCAGTCGTGGAGCGAAGCGCAGGACACCGATGGCAGCTATTTCGTGGCGCGTGACATCACGGACTTGAACCTCCACGATGTCAGCCCTGTAACGTACCCGTGCTATTCCGGGACGGAAGTTTATGCCCGCAACTGCGCCGAGGTTCCTGTTGAACTCCGCAGCGCCGTTGATTCTAAGAATGCTGCCCTTGTAACACCTCCGGCAGATATTCAGAGGACTACTACCGTGAAACCAATTTCTTTGAAAGACCTCCGCGCCAAGGCGCACACCAAGTTCAACGGCGAGAAGCGTGAAATAATTGACGCCATTGACACCGACCTGGATTCGTTTGAGGACGCCATTTCCGAAGTTTGCAAAGCCCTGAACGTTGCCTTTCCGGCAGAGACTGTCGAAGGCCAGGCGTGCCCGTATCCTTGCGGCCGATTCTACGAATGCGAAACCTACGAAGACTTTGTCATCGTGGTTGAGTGCTCGACCGGCGCCAACTTCCAGATTCAGTATGTCCACGACGAGAGCAAGCCAGTGGGTGAGCAAATCACTTTCGGCGCTCCCGTTGAAGTAGAGAAGGTTTGGGTTCCTTCTGACCGCACGGCTGCCAAGATTGCCGAGTTCAGGAAGCAGTTCCCGGTTTTCCGCAAGGAAGAGAAACTGCTGGACGACATGGACGAGGAACTGGACGAAGACTTTGACCGTGCTTTGATTGGGCGCGACTTTGACCCACTGTCGGTCCATGACAATCACACGGATGACGGTGACTGCGCGGAAGGCGATTGCCGTTGCCAGAACCGATGGGCTCCCACAGGTTCAGGGGCAGCTCGTGGCGTCGTTTACACCGGAGACGTCTTCTACACTGGCGCTGAAGCAACCGACGAAACCCGTGGCGGCTTCACGCGTACCAAGCGCGTTGCCGGCAAAGATTTGACCGCCAAGTCGTTCGCATACGTTGGCGACCCGGACAAGACGGAAACCTGGAAGCTGCCTATCCATGACGCTTCCCACGTTCGCAATGCCCTGGCACGGTTTAGCTCCACGGACCTGCCGGCTGATGCAAAGGCTGGCGTGCTGCGCAAGATTCACGCCGCAGCCAAAAAGTTTGGAATTGAAGTGAGTGAAGAGAAGGCCGTCCCTTGGGCTATGGAGTACGTTGTCCGCGCCAGTATGGCCGCGGCAGGCGTTCCTCAGTCCCTGGTACGGTATGCTCCTGAACAACCCCGGAAGTACTCCGGCAAGTTTGGCTCTGGCAAAGGCGAGGACGCCCGCTCTTCCGACCAGCACAACTTCGCGGCTAAGCAACATTTGAGCGCCGCAATGGATTCGCACAAGGACGGGGACCACGAGCAAGCGCGTTGCAACATGCGTGCTGCCGACCAGCACATGCGTGCAGAAGTGGCGCAGAAGAAAGTCGAAGATGCTGGCGACCAAGCGGACCCGATGGACCGAGCAATGGCGAACAGTCAGTCAAAGACCGCCAACGCTTATTCCGCAAAGTGCTAACGAGATTGGGAAGGTTGTAACACCTTCCCGATAAACTTCGGGCAGTGAAGTTCACAAGGCGTGGACAGCGCGCTGACCGATAGCAATACCTCCTGACCGTGGGAAACCTGTAAGACCAACGGCAGGAAAGAAAAGGACAATTCCCATGAGCAAACTCAAAGAACTTCGGGAGAAGCGCGCTCAGGCATCCACTGAGCTCACCGCAATCCTGAAGCAAGACCTCACACCCGAGTCGCGCGCAAGCGCCGACAAGGCCATCGCGGACATCGCCACGATGGAATCGGACATCCAACGCATCGAGCAAGCGGACAAGATTGACGCGCAGTTGCGTGCCAATCAGCCGGTTGACCGAACGGCTCCTCTTGGCGACCTGTCGAACGTGGACCCCAAGAAACTCGGTGAAGAGTATCGCACCGCGTTCATCAGCATGCTGAAGAACAAGAACACTGGCAACGTCGGCTTCGGTCCGGACAGCACCATCGGTCAGGCCGGAATCTCCAACGTTTCCGAGCGCGTTCGCGTTTCCCTCGAACGTGGTTTGAAGTTCGCACAAGAACATCGCGACGGGCTCGTTGAAGGCGCCCCGATGTTGAACCATATCGGCACGTACACGGGCCTCGGCTACTTTGTGCCGACGGGCTTCGTGAATGCAATCGAACAGGCGACCAAGTATTTCGCGCCTCTCCTCGACGGCAGCGTCATCACCGTCATGGACACCGCGACCGGCCAGCCTCTCCCGATGCCGACCAGCAATGACACGGCACAGCAAGCCACAATCGTCGGCGAAGCATCGCCGGTGAGCGAGCAGGACGTCACTGCTTCGCAAATCAACTTCGGCGCTTACAAGTTCACTTCCGGACTTGTCAAGGCTTCGCTGGAATTGATTCAGGACTCGGCGTTTGACCTCGAAGCGTGGCTGGCTGCACGGTTCGCGGAACGTTGGGGCCGTGGTTTGGAAAACTTCCTCACGAACGGCACCGGCAATAGCCAGCCCACGGGCTTGCTGACCGCCGTCGCCGCTTCTGGCGCAACGCCAATCGTTGCCGCAGGTTCTTCGGAGTCCACGGGCGGAGCACAGACCGGCGCGAACAGCATCGGTTACAGCGACCTCGTGAACTTGGAGCACAGCGTTGACCCGTCCTACCGTCGGGGAGCGAAGTATATGTTCCACGACCAGACGCTCAGCGCACTGAAGCGCATCCTGGACAAGTTCGGCCGTCCTCTTTGGACGCCCGGAATTGCCGTTGGCGAACCGGACCGCATCAATGGGTACCAGTACGTCATCAACCAGAGCATGCCCGTCATTGCTCCCTCCGCGACGACCATCGCATTCGGCGACATGAAGAAATTCATTGCCCGCCGCGTGAAAGACCTCACGGTCATGAAGTTGGTGGAACGGTACGCTGAACTCGGCCAGGTCGGCTTCGTGTCCTTCGCACGTCTCGACGCGAACCTGCTCGACGCCGGCACGCACCCCATCAACACCCTACAGCAACACTCCTAATCCGTACGACCCGGATTAGAGTGTCCACCCCGGAGGGCGGCTTTATGAGAGCCGCCCTTCATTTCTTGGAATTCTGTAACTCTCTTGCAATGTGCCAGCCACTCATACGCTGGCGTGTTGGACCTGCTGTGATTGCAGGCGAAACAACACGGGACACAGTTCTGTACAGTGTACCCGAGTTTAGAATCAACCCTGTCAATGCCGTTTGCGGTGAAGGATACAGTCCTGAATTTTCTGGTTCTCCAATGCCTCTTATTTCTTGTCCTTGGCTGAGGCGGAGCACCACACCAATAGCAGCACTGAACGGACAGGGCAATTGCCTCTTGGTCCGTGAGCTCCCAAGTCAGGCCACGATTTCTAGCATTCCTTTTATAGGAGCAGAGCCACTCAGTATGGTATGAACCCATAACCTGCTAGCGTAACACGGCAAGGACGGGACAATCAAGTAGGAGCACCCGTGATTCGCATCCGCATAAAGGAAACCGGACAAGTCCTCGAAATGATGGACCAGCCGGCCATCCTCCGCCTCAACGAAGGTTCTGCGGAGCTCGCCCCTCTTCCAGAGAAACGCCACTTTGCAGTCCAGCTCTCGAAGGCTTTCGAGAATACCGCCCGTTGGCTGGGAAAGGCGGTAAGGTAACATGGCTGGACTGATAGTAGAATTTCCGGCAGCGTTGGACCCTGTCAGTCTCGACCAGATGAAGAACTTTCTTCGTGTGGACGAAATCGACGACGACGATGCCCTGATTACCGGATTGATTTCGGGCGCCACGATTGCCTGCGAAAACTTCTGCCGGCGTTCGTTCATGACCAAGGGCTTCATAATGACCTTGGATGCTTTCCCGTATTTCACCGACACCATGCTGAGCCAGCTCGCGTACCCGCCGAGCTATTACGCTTTGCCCAAGTACAGCACGACCCTGTGGAATTACAGCCAGATGATTAAGCTGTGGCGCCCACCCCTGGTGAGCGTTGACCGCATCACGTACATGGACAGCGCGACCAGTTCATTCCAAGACCTTGTGCCACAGCCCTTGCCTTGGTACCCGCAGACGGTGTACACCGACGGCGACCAAGTTGCAGACAACAATGGCAACGTCCAAGAACTTCACATGGGCGACCCGTCCAATACAGGCACGGGCAAGAGCGGCATCAAGTTTACGACTTGGGGAAAGAACCTTGGTGACATCACGGTTGAGACGGCTCCGGCCACGGCAATCTGGATTAACCGAGGACCGATTCCCACGGGTGAGTTCGGTGCCTACATCGTTGACAAAGTCAGCGAGCCGGCTCGTTTGTTCCCTGGCATCTTCCCGGCTGGCAACTCTGCCGGGTACTGGCCGTCCGTGCTTTACGTGCCGAATGCCGTTCAAATTCACTACCACGCAGGCTATGGTGATGACCCCACCGATGTGCCCGCGAACATCATTACAGCCATCATGCTGACGGTTGCCGATTGCTACGAAAACCGTGAGCCAGTTAAAGAAGATGGCGAACAGCTGCCACGCCACGTCCGGCAGATGCTGTGGCCTCACCGAGTTATGGACATGAGCCCGACACGAGGATAAGATGGCTGCTAACTTTCTCAAGAGCATAATGGCGGTTGCGTCGGGCTTTGGACTGAACACAGTCACGGGCGCGTCTGGTGGTGCGGCCAACATTGACACCACAGGCGCAACGCTTTTTGTTGCCATCATCCAAACTCAGTTTGCTGGTGGCGCTCCCACCATGACGGACAAGAAGAACAATACGTGGCAGTACGGCACATTGTTCAACGCGACCGGGCATCCAACCGCAATCTCCATTGCTTACTGCTTCAACCCAACGACAGACACCACGCACACGTTCACCCCTGTCGGCCAGGCAGCATGCAGCCAAGTCTTTGCATTCAGTGGTGCCGGTACGTGGTCCCTGGAATCACAAAATGGTGCCACGTCCCAAACCTCCGGACAATCAGTTGTCACCGGAACTATCACGCCGTCCGTTGCTGGTGAAGTCATCCTTGCCGGGCTCGCTACCAACGGCAGCATCTCAACTGGAACGGTTAACAACGGATTCAACGGCGGTCAAGGTGTGGCTGCTGGTGCCGCACTGCCGCAAGCATTGTCTGGTAGCCCTGAAGCCGGCATGGGCGCTTACTTGGTTGACTCAGGAACGTCACCTATCGGTGCCACGTTCACGACTTCTGCGAACAATAGTGATTGGCTCTGGCTTGTCGCTTCATTCAAATTGGCGCCGGCAGGCTCTACGATTTCCGGCAACGCTGGTATCTCTGGTGCGGCTGTGGCTTACACAGGTGCCGCAAGTGGCAGCGTGACCGCCGATTCGTTCGGTAACTATTCAATCACAGGGCTGGCGGACGGTGCCTACACCGTGACTCCTACCCTGTCCGGTTACACGTTCACCCCGGCAAGCAAGTCCGAAACGGTCAGTGGTGTGAACATCACCGGGCAAAACTTCTCTGCTGGATTTTCCCAGGCAGGTTACAACTTCACGGTCCTTGGTTCCGACAATGCGCAACGGGCGAATGAAAATCCTTTGGACCCAACAAAATGGACCACGGCAACGGATGGGTACACGGCGCTGCAAATCATTAGCGATGCCATTGCCGCAACGGTTCTTGACAATGCCACGAACAACCTGCAAAACTTTACAGAGGTTGCTGCGGGTTCAAACCGATTCATACAGTTCAAAATAACTACCTTGGATTCACCTTCCGATGCTTTCGTATCTGTTGGGCTCTATAGTGACACGACTGGTGACTACGGTTATTATCTTTCCTTCGGGAACAACGGAGACGGCACAGCCACCGCCGTGATAACGTATTTCGCTCCGGGCATTGCGAACGATATTTATACCAACACTTCGCTGCCATTTGTTTTCGGAACGGACGTCGTGTTGTTCGGCGTCTACAATGGCATATTGTTCTTCTTGCAGAATGGCACGCAAATCACCTCAGCGCAAGACACCAACCTGTCGTCTGGGTTCTGCTCCATTGATATGGCCGCAGACAACACGGCGCACGCGCAGGTCATCAACGTCGTTGTGGGTTCCATCAGCGTATCTGGCGACGTTTACGACCCGACGATTTCATTTTCTGGCAGCGTGCGTGTGGTGGGAAGCGCACCGTCGGGACAGCCATCGTTCTTGGGAACGGTCAAAGTACTTGCCTCAGCTCCGGCCGGCATTGCAGCGCCGTACCTTGGCAACGTAGTGGTGGGAACACCTTCGCCGTTACCGAATTCAGGCAACCCGACCCTCACGCAAGTGGTGGTCGTGGCTGATGCACCCGCGGGTGCACCGGACCCGTACATGGGCCAAGTGGAGTCGGCGTAACATCACCGTGTAGGCTTAGTCATGGCACATCGTCTACCTACAGGGATATCCGCAGGCGAACTGCGGCACCGGATACAAATTGTTGGGCCGGCTACATCGGGCCAAGACCCTGCGGGTGGAGTGTCGCCGCAAGACCGTACTGAGTGGCAGATTTTGCGGACGTGCTGGGCCAGCGTAGATGCCTGGACAGGGACGGCGGAACTGGCAGCGAATCAGTTCCTTTCTTCGGCGTCACACTGGATTGTGATTCGTCACCCGAAGACGTTTACACCGACGTCGCAGAACAAAGTTTGGTTTCGAGATTTCACGGGAAAGAATCGTACGTTCCAGATTGAGGCCGTGCTGAACCCGACCGAGCAAAGCAAGCTGCTCGTTTTGGTTTGCAGTGAGGTCAACGATTCCGCGGGGACAAGCTAATGTTCCAAGACGGCTTGTTCCATCTAGTTTCGACGGCACCGGAAATCAAAACGGTGCTTGGACCCTCGCGGAGTGACAACACCACCGGCGTATATCCGGTGCTGGGAATTGGTCAACCGATTTTGCCATACGTGACGTATCAGCGTATGAGCGGCGTGCCGAACATCACGTACCAGGGCGCGAACAAGTTTACGACTTCACGGTGGCGATTCAGTTGCTACGGCAGCACACAGCGCAATGCTTGGATGCTGGCAAATGCCATCAAGGATTTCTTCGCCGACTACACCGGCACCCTGAATGAAGGGACCGTAGTGCAGAACGTGATGCAAGAGTTTGAGGCCGACGACAGTGAGTCCCGAGCGGAAGGCACGTTATTTGCCACGCACGTTGACTTCATGTTCATGTACGTTGAGCCCTAAGGAATAGGCTGGCAGCACAACGCCACCCGCCGCCGCGGTGGTGAGCACAATGTAGCACAACGCCCGATGAATTATCGGGTGAGCACAATTTGAAACAGAGGAGACACAGCCATGAGTTACAATGGTTCGCAGGCTTTTTCACCCCGAGGAACTGTCATCTCTTACGAGAGCAATCCCTCGATTGGTTTCTTGCCTTTGGCGGAAATCAAGGAAATCAATTTCACGGGCGCGAAGTACGACCTCGCCGACGTGACGAACTACGAGTCCGGCAACTTCCGCGAGTGGTTGACCACCCTGGCGGACAGCGGCGAAGTCAGCTTCACCGGGAATTATATTCCCACTGACGCATCGCAAGCTGCGTTGCTCGGGTTCTTCAATGCCGGCACGCTCATCAGCTGGCAGGTGACGCTCCCCAACGCCCTCGGCGTGATTACCTTCAAGGCGTATGTTTCCAGCCTTGAACACAATCTGCCTTTGGACAAGGAAGCCACCATCTCGGGCAAACTGAAAATCACTGGCCAAGTCTCCGGCTTCTAAGCCACGACTTGCTATGGAGGGACGGCCTGGCAACGGGCCGTCTTACCCATAACATTCGCCCGCCTATATGCGGGTCCAAGACCCGCAGAAGGATGGATATATGGCACCAGTGAAGAAGTTTGCGAAGCGTTTGGTTCCGAGCACCCCGTTGACTTTGACGTTTGATGCGGATGGCGGCGTCCGCACACTATCGGTCCGCCTGGCGTTTGACTTCAACGCGTTCGCGCTGATTGAAGGCAAGACCGGGTTGAATATGCTGCGCGGTGATTTGTTCCGCCAGCTCAACGCCACGAACCTCGTCGTGGCTTTGTGGGCAGCTCTCCAACTGAACAACCCCGAGTACAGTGGTGACGAAGGGCTTGAATTCTTGGGCTCAATCGTTGACCTCTCGAACTCCGCGGACATTGGGACGGCAGTCAAGGAAGCATTCTTGCTTTGCCTGTCCAAGGATGCGCGTGAGAAGATTCAAGCAGCCGAAGCAAAGGCTGATGCCGGGAGTGAGGGTAGCGGAAACCCTCCACCGACGACCCCGACCCCGATAGCGTAGTTACGCTAGAGAAGTTGTGGGCCATTGCCAGGTTTGACCTGCGACTTTCTGATAACGAGTTCGGGAGCTTTACTCCACACCTGTTTGACTTGCTGCTACAACGTAAGCAGGCGGCTGACAGGTTGGAGTACTACCGGACCGGAATCATCGCGGCCGCGGTCGTGAACTTTTCAATGGGACGTCCGGAGAAACCAATGTCACCGTTGGACTTCGTACCAGGCGTCAAGAAGAAGGATTTCGACTTGTCAACCATGTCCCCTGAGGACCAAGCGAAGTACATCAAGGGCATGTTCAGCAAGAAGATATACAACCGGAAGGGCAGGTAGGCATGGCCAATAACATCGGCACGCTCCTCGTCGAACTCGGCATCAACACCGCCGCGTTCGTCGAGGGGATGGACAAGGCAACCTATAAAGCCAAGCAAGGCGCGAAGGACATCGCCGATGCTTTTGACCAGATGGGTTCGTCTCTGCGTGGTGTTCTTGGCCAGTTCGGTGAACTCGGTGAAGCTGTCGGAGGAATTTTTGAGAGTTTGTCTTCACAACTGTCGGGCCTTGCTGGCGGGATTGGCTCTTTGGGTGGTGCTATGGGCGCCCTCGGAGTTGGTGCAGCTGCCAGCGTTGCTGCTATTGGGGCGGTTGTCGGCGCCGTAGACGCCCTGACAATTAAGTCCGCGGAGTCCGCGGCGCAACTGTATCAAATGTCTTTGAAGACCGGCGTGAGTGTCGAAACCCTGTCGGTCCTGGGATTTGCTGCCAAAGAAACCGGCGTTAGCACGGAGACGTTGGCCAAGTCTTTGGAGTTGATGAACAAGTCTGCCTATGCCGCCGAAATTGCGCCGGCTGGCGCGACGAACGCTTACACCCGCCTTGGTATCACTGTCACGGACGCTGCCGGACACCTCAAGGATTCAAGTGCCCTGTTTGACGAAGTAATCGCCAAGCTCGCCAACCTACAGAATGCCGGCGAGCGTATTGCTTTGACCAAGGCCATCTTCGGCCGTGGTGGTGTGGAACTCACGCCGCTGATTATGGAAGCCGGCGAAGGTTTGGACGAGCTGAAACAGAAGGCCGTTGACCTCGGCCAAGCAATGTCCACCGACACCGCAAAGGCTGCGGAAGAGTTTGAGCGCGACCTCACTGCCATCGGTACCGCGGGCACCGGCGTCGGGAACCAATTGCTTTCGGAACTCCTGCCAGCATTCAAGGCAGTCAGCTCACAAATGATTGAAGGGTTGAAGAGCCTGCTGGCTTTGATTAAGGAATATGGTCCGGAGATTGTTACCGTCACCCAATACTTCCTATCGTTTGCCGACCTCACCTGGACCGTTATCAAACAGGTTTACGACGTGGTGGTGTTGCTTGCTACCGAGTTGATAGTCCTGGCGGAAACGATTTACAATGCGGCCGCTGCAATCGCGCATTGGGACATGGACGCTTTCAAGAAGTCCTTCTCTGGTGGGCTTGACGACGCGAAGGCCAGCTTGAACACGTTCTTGACCGACAGCAAGAAAGACTGGACGGATTACTCCGGGTTCTTGCAGAAGGTGTTTGCCGACGGTTCACCTACACCGAAGCGCACACCGGCCCCGACGGGAACCTCCGACACTTCTCAAAGTGGTCCGGACAAACTTGCTCAAAACATCCAGAGCCAGATTGACCACTACCAGGCACTAGCAAACGCCAAGCTCACGGAAGCTGCTGCTTCCGGACAGAGCGTTGCTGCCACCAACCTTGCCAAAGCCGCCGCGCAGGCCGCGGTTGAAATCCAGAAGCTAGACGCTGAAGCCTCTAAGGCCACTGGTGCGGAACGTGCCAAGCTCACGGCGATGATTGATAAGAACCGCCTGGCAATCGTTGCTTGGGCGCAGGAAGCCGCCACTGCCGACCTCGCCACGAAGACGAACCAAGGGCTGTCGCAGGAAACCGATAAGCTGGAAGAACAGAATCAAGTCCTTGGCGACACAGCCGATGCTTACCGTAAGGGTGGGCAGGCCATCGTTGACGCACAGGTGGCCGCGAAGCTGGAACCGGACATCAACAAGATTGCTGAACTCACGGAACAGTATGCACTCCTGTCCCGACAGCAAGGCGTGACTGAAGCTGCCCTCAAGCCTCTGGCCGAAGCCCTTGCGACCGCCAACGCTCAATTTGAATTGCACCAGGCACTCGTGAAGCAAGGGCTGTCCCTGGAACTGGCGAAACAGATTGCCGAGCAGACCAACGCATTGAAGGCTGAGGCCGCGGCATACGACATTATTGGTGCGGCGGCTCTGGACAGTGCAGCTGCCCAACGCGAAGCGGCTGCACAGGCTGCGGCGGCGAAATTCAAGATTGCCAACCCGGCAGCTGACGACAAGACGGTCAAGGCCGTCCACGACAATACTCTACAGAGTTTGGACCTACAGTTTCAGGCAACCGTTCGTACAACGGCGGCTCAATACGATTTGAATAAGTCGTACGAAGACGAAATTGACAAGCTCACCAAAGCCCGCGACCTGATAAAGCAGAAGGGTGACGATACCCTTGCCATTGACGCGGCTATCTTCGATGCGCAGAACAAAATTAACAAGCAGTGGGACGACGCTGCCATGAAGGTGGGTGACTTCAGCCAGAAGGCCGCGGCGGGGTTGAATGAGTTGGTTCAGGAAGGCCAAAACTTCTGGGGCAGTTTCGAGCAGGACGGCCTCAACGCCTTCAATTCGCTGGAAGGTGCTATCTCGAAATTCGTCGTCACCGGCAAGGGTGGGTTCAAACAAATCCTCCAGGGGTTTGAACAGAGCAGCCTCACAACTGGCATCAAGTCTTTGACCTCCAAGGCCGCGGGCAGCATCCTGGACAATACGGGTTTGGGCGGACTACTGCCGGACATGAACAAGCCGGACGGTTCCAATGGCGCACCGTTCAACGTCGTCGTCAAGAACACCAGTGAGTTCCCTGGGATGTCTGGTGGCGGTGGTGCTGGTCCTATTGCCGGCGCAGCCAGCAGCATCATACCGGGTGGTGGTGGTGGTGGGTTGTTTGGTTCAATTCTCAGTGGCATTCTCGGCTTTATCCCTGGACTAGCCGACGGCGGCGACGTCACACCGGGGAAGGCTTATGTAGTGGGCGAGAACCATCCCGAGTTCTTCGTACCGAAGACGTCGGGCACGATTGTGCCGTCCATGAAAATGTCTAGTGGTGGCAACGTGAACCATTTCCACTTCCACGGCGTACAAGACTTTGATTCGTTCAAGAAGAACAAGACGCAGGTTTCGCAATCCCTGACGCAGTCGGTCAGCCAAGCAAACGGGCGGAGGTAACGTGTTCGTAGAAATTCAGTTCCCGAAAACAATCTCGTATAAGGCGATGGGTGGACCTGCCTTCAATACGACGGTGAACTCTGGCTTCTCGGGCTTTGAACAGCGGAACCAGAACTGGCAGACTGCTCGTGGCCAGTGGACAGTCTCGTTGGAAACACCCGTGCCGGGCGGCGCGGCTGCCCCAACGTTGGCGACCACACAGCAATACATTGACGCCCTGACGGCCTTCTTCCTGAACGTCGGCGGGAAAGCTAATGCCTTCCGGTTGAAGGACCACAAAGATTTCACCAATGGTGCGACGCAGCAGGCCATCGGTGTGGGTGACGGGCTTACGGGTAACTTCCTGCTGGTCAAGAACTACCCAACCGGGAACCTGAACTATCAAAAGTTTATCGCCAAGCCGGTCACGTCCCTGGTGCTAGATTACCTTGGCAACGCGTTGCTAGACACTGTCGCAATCAAAGTCAGCACAACCCTCCAGACAGCCTTGCCGGGTTACGTTGGCGGTGCCACGGCGAAGTACACGTTGGATGAAACTACCGGCACAGTTTCCTTCGGGTCTGCCACGGTTGCGAACATTACCGGCATTGACAGTTTGAACGGCCAGTGGCGCATCTACTACACGCTCACGAGTGGCCTGGCACCGATAAAGAATCAACAGGTATTCCTCCACCAAGTTTCGCTGCCCGCGGGTGGTATCATCACGGGCGTCGGAGTTGGTTCCGACGCCAGCAACAATGCGTGGTTCACAATTAACGTTGCTTCCAGTAACAGCTTCACTTCGGTGAGTGGCACCGCATACACCGGATGGGGCGACCTGGCAATCACTGGCGTAACCGCTTCTGGTGGCAACGGCGTATACGCTTACACCCAAACGAGTGGCCTCGCACCGGCTGTCGGCCAACGTGTGATTGTCACTGGTATGGCGCACACTGGGAACAACGTCATAGGCTACATCACCGCCATCGGTACGGGCACATTCACCGTGGTGAATGGTAGTGCCTCAACCCACACGGAAGCCGGCCAGGGTGTAACAGATTGGGTGCCTTCTAGCGGCGCTGGAATCATCTATGCGACGTTTCAGTATGACCAGCCCGTCCGCTTTGACGTGGACAACCTGGCAATCCAGTTGGAGGAATCCAACGTGGAAGGCGGCCAGCCAATCGTGACCTG